ATCCTAGACGGTCATTATCAAACATACCCCAATTACCGCCAGCACCAATTTCGTTGGTAACTTTCATCATTACCCATGCAGGTCTAAACCCTGTGTATACGAAAGCACCGTCAGTAGAGCCATTTCCCGTGAACGACCCAAAGGCTGAATAGCCTGCTACTGGTGCGAAGCAGTAGGCGACAAAAGTATTGCTAGAACCGTTTACACCCGGATCAGTTCCAACCGTAAACACAGATGATGTTGGAGAAGTATTGTTCCAAAATACTGAGTTTGTTTCTGTACCAACTGTTGTGTTTAAATAAACTGCCCCAGTATTTCCTATTGATGTGTGATACACACGCCAACTTGTTGCGGCATTTCTACACTTCACAATAATCATACTTGGAGCAACACCAAGTCCATGCCCCACAGTAGCATTAGCGCCTGTACCCGTATAACTAACAATACTAAAGCCAGCAGTCGTATTCGCACTTACCGTAGATGAGATGCTTCCAGCGGTGTTAGATGAGCCTGTGCCGCCGCCTAACCACGACCAAGATGCATACGTAATACCGTTTTGATTTGGGTCGTTGCTTTCGTTGTTTAATGTAAACCCAGTAGAAATAAACGCAGTTACTCGATTATTTGTATCTTCTGTTGCTGTTAAATTTGAAAACAGAGCCTTATTTACCCCTCTAACACTATCAGTCAAAACATGTGATCCAGTAACGTCTCTTGATTTAGCCCAAACTAAACCACCGTTTGTTGCCATATCTAAATTGTTGTTTATGTTTTGACTAGTACCAGTTCCTGTGTATAAAGCCACATTAGAGTAATCATCTGCCCTAGTCGTAGCAGTCGCACCTATGGTCGGTGTCGGCAGGTTCTGTGTGCAGAGTGCTTTGAAGCCTGATGGGGCTGTGTAGGCAAAGGGACGCTGGCCGAAGTTGCAAGTTACTGTTGCGGTAGAGCCTGTTCCGTTCAACATAATGACAGGAGTATATGGGCCTGATGTTAGGCCAGTAAAAGCAGCCGTTCCTGAATTTTGTACCGTGTTATTTTTGTAAAACTTAATCTCGCCAGCATCGGCATCAAACGCTACGCCAACAACATCATTTGTTGTCCAACTGTTGCCATAGGCTGCGCCGCTTCCATTGTTATACTTTTGACCGTTTAGGCTGTAATAAACATACGCAAGTGGGTCTTGGAAGTTTCCAGCGGCCCCCTTTTGGATGCCAACCATTGCATAAGAGTTGGAGTTATCTATTGCGGTTGCAGTAATTTCCCAATACCATTTTCCAGAAGTGACACCCGTTGTTCCACGGATAGCATCCCACACAGCACCAGAAAGAGACAAATCTAGATTGCCATTAGCAACCGTCCATGTGCCGCTCTTGGGATAGATGTCTAATGGGTTGGCAGTACAGTAATTCCCCCGCACCTCGCCACCCGCACCTGTGTCTGTGCCGTAAGGTGTAGGCGTATCTACTAGGCTGTCATTACCAGCACCAGCCGTTACAGAGAAGTTATTAGGCGTCCAGTTGTTACCGTTACCGGATGTGTCCTTACCCAGTGTGGTCGATGTGGTTCCGCTGTTGTCTGCAAACAGTAACTGAAATCCATTAGTTCCAAATGTACCGCTGTATGCCTTGGGTTGCCATACGCCGGTATCTGCGTTGGTCTCACCGAAGGAGGATGGGGTTAGGGCCTGACCGTCGATGAAGTTGACTTCGGTTAGGTAGCCGTCAAAATACTTTGCAGTAGAAGTTGCAAATTGAAAATTACGGCCAACATTGTGAGCAAAACTGGTGCTATTAACTTGAGTGTCGTAGTTTTGTGATGGATATGTTGAAGTAGAAAACGCAGTTACTTGGGTTCCATTTATGTAAACTTTTACCCTGTTAGTAGATGTTGCTTGCGTTGTATCTATTGCAACAACAAGGTGATACCAAGCAGACGGATCACGAAATACTTGCGTTGTTTGAATTTGTATATTGTTTGCTGGTGAAACAAAGTCTTGAATATACAATGTTGAATCAGTGAATAAATAAATTGCAAACTGATCTCCAGAGGTTCCGGCGTTAAAAAGACCACCCCAATTATCAATTTTTCCTAACTTAAACCATCCACTCCATGTCCAAGTTCTGCGGTTACCAGCAGACGCAGGAGTCCTGTTCAGATACGCACTATCCGCAGAGTTAAACCGCAGGCTGCGCTGGATCTGGTACTGGTTTACCGCCGTACCGGTGCCGAGTAGTAACTCTTGTGACGATGCCATTTTAGGAGACGTTCCCAGAGATAACGCAGATAGTTCCGCTGATAAACAAGATGGTCGCTACACCCCGGGTGGCCAGAGTCACCGTGGCCTTGTCCGAGTCAGCCCCAGCGATGTAGGCCGTCGTGATCGTGCAGGTAATCGTGATGCCGGAGGCGGTGTTATTAAACACGCTCACGATGTCGCCCTCAGCAAACGTAGCGTTTGGTATGGTGATCGAGCCGCCAGAGCCGACCTGCACATATTTACCCACATCTGCCGTTGTTAGGGTGTAGGAGCCGGTCTGAGTACCCACTGCTGGGACATTCAGAAAACCCAGCGTCGAGGTCGTGGTCGGCATCGTGACGGTCACGTTAGACGCAACCGATGCAGGCGCGGTCAGCTCGATGTAGTTGGTGCCGTTGTCGGTGTCCTCAAACAGCCGAACCCGGCCCTGTGTTGTAGAGGTTCCCTCTACTGAGACTAAACCGTTGCCGTCAATAATTGTGGACATAATTTACTCCGGTTTCGTGGGCCACGTTACGTTGTGGGGAAAGCCTGCCTGCGTAGGTACATCCCGCAGGGCTTGGCAATAATCTTTCCATGCCTGGCTGGGTGTCATGTCGCTACGGAAGCGCCAGTCGGTATCAGACAGTCTTTGGTTACGGTCTGCCCGCACCGATCCGGCCACCTCGACGTCCTTCGCGGCCTTACCATCGTCATCCAGCGTCTGGACAACATACTTGGTATACCACTTGCCGTCTGATTGCTGCTCGACACCTTGGCGGACTGAGATCTGATACGGCCCGGTGGTCGTAGCTTGTGGGCCTTCAAAGACTGGATCGACACCGATGGCCTGCATCACCTCGTCGGTCAGCCGGTCAAAGGTCGGGCCGTTGTTGTCTTTTAGGTACTGGCGAAGTTCACCTTCGTACATTACTGCGCCGGTTTGTCTGAGTCTAATTTGCATGATTGTTCCTATGCTATTGCGAGGAAAATGTAAGTGCCACCGTTTGAGTTTAATCCAGCCGGGGCCGCTGCGGTGACTTGGAACCCGACCGATGTTGTGTCTACGTAGTTAGTGCCAGTGACTTCAGCCGCAGTGGAATTCACGAACAGGTATGGATCGTTACCTGACGATATGCCTCTGGCTGAGTCGTACACATACCAGTCACCAGTTGAGTCTGTGCGCTTGATAAGCACAAATCTAGACCCGCCGGTAAACCCGCAGTTAACGGTCTGAAGTGCGCCGGTTCCTGTGTAAGTCCCGATCTTGCTAACACCGGATAAAGAGGCAAAGAGATAAGTGACGTAGGTAGATGTGTTGTTGTTTACATTGCCATCAGCCCCCACAGTGAACACAGTGCTCGTTGGAGTTGTTCCACCCCAAATGGAATTGTCTGGACCACCCCAAGCAGCGTTGGAGTTCAAAAACCCCCTGCGTGAAGCGCCCTCACTGGCAACATAACAGTACCAAGATGTCGATGATTGCGACCTGCTTTTACGAATCATTAACTCAGGCACAACCCCTAAATTATGAGCAATTGTGTGCGTTGACCCCGTCCCTGTGTCGCAGACCACATCAAAGAAGCCGGGGGCGCGGCGAAATTGCCAATTGACATAGTTATAGCCACTAGCGTTAATTGTTAATTGAACGGCATCAGCGCCAGCCGCATAACCCGTCATTACATCAAAGCCCGTCAGTGATGTGGATGCCGTAGTTTCTGAGTCAGCTTGATTCAAACTAAGCTGCTTTGTAGCACCTCTAAGGCGGTCAAAGTCTCCGCTATTTGTGCCACCATTATCTCGCCCTTTTGACCAAACCATGTCTGGCGGGAAAGACAAATTAGATGTTGTTGCTGTAGCGCCAGTACCAGCACGGGTTGATGGCGTAAACACACTCGTCCCACTCGTAGGAGTCTTCATCGGGCCACGGCGTATGGCGATGTAGATGTATGTATATCCAGTATTTTGTATGGCTGAAGAAGGAGTTATTTTAAATCCTGTAGCCGTCGGAGCGTATAAATTATCTGAAACTTCTGCATTAGAAAGATTGGGGAATAAAGTTTGAGTAGCGCCTGATGCTGTTGCCCCTCTCATAACATCACCAATATACCAACTTTGTGCGTTGCTTGAGCTTTTAAACATCATCCACTGCGGTTCAAACCCCAAGTTAATTTCTTGAGTTGTGCCATCAGCGGTAAACGAACCACAGGTAATCACATTGTCCGTACCAGCATCACCAAAGCCGCCTGCGTCATGGGCGAATAGGTAGGCAACGTAGGTTGCGCCGTTTTGGTTTGTAGCAACATTAGCACCGCCACCAGCAACCGTGAAGTTTGTTGCGTTAGGAGTGCCACCAAAAACTGTGTTATCTGTTGTTGCAGCAATAGTTGAATTAAGATAAAGATATTGGTTAGAACCAATAAATCTATGCCACACCGCCCAACTTGCAGAGGTGCTTGTGCATTTAACAATAATGCACCCCGGAGTAGAACCAAGGTTGTGTGCTATTTGTCTGTTAGAAGCGCCATTCCCCGTATACGTCACCACATCAAAAAACTTCGGCTGCTTGCGGAATGTCCATGAGACGTAAGTTGCAGACGATTGGTTTAAACCGATATCATTTCCAATTGAAAATCCGGAGGAAGCAAAAGAAGTAATGCCTTGAGATCCGGTATCATCTTGTGCGTCTGTTGAGTTTGGAATAATACGTTTTGTAGCGCCTCGTGCCGTATCTCCAATTCTGTGAGAAAACGAAACGCTTCTGCCTTTTATCCAAACAGCGCCGCCGTCACTCGCCTCTATTTCTGGAAATGTTAAAGCTGTACCAGTAATAGAGTAATCATTAGCAAACGTCGTGCTACTTGAGCTATAAGCACTGCTACTAATTGTAAAACTTGAATTTGTGGAACTTACAGCACTTGTTGAAGCATCAGTAAATGGCGGTGAATAGTAATTTATAGTACCGCTTGTTGAAACTCCTTGGTTTGTGCTTCCATCCAAAGCCAGCTTAACTACTACTGACCCTTCCGACATGTAAAACACATCGGTAGTGTTTGGGTTTAATCCTCGACGACCCGCCGAAATATTTAAGTTTCTTACCCATTGTAGCGACAATGAGCTGTTGTATTTAATTACAAAGCCATTGTTCATAGTTACATAAACATTATTTGATGCGTCTACGCACAGCGCAGTAGCTGCGCCAAGGCTTGGTGTTGCAGGCCATCCACGTTGAGCAACTACCAAACCGTTAGAATCTAATTTGTAAATAAAGTTTTTATTTGTTACGACATTGTTTATATATGCGTTTACATAAACATTTAATGACGAATCAACTCCAATTCCGTAGCAAAAAAATCCGCCGGTTCCGTCAGATGAATTAATTTCTTTTTGCCAAGTTGTGTTTCCGGAGCTATCAAACTTAATAACATTGTTTACGCGAGTTGAACCTGAATATATAAGTTGATAACAGTTGCCCGAGCTGTCCGCGCAAACATCCTGAAGTTTTACACTAGTTCCAGTAATAGATTTTTGCCATGTAATTGAACCATCAGCGGAACTCATCTTCATAGATACGCCGCCGTTGCTTCCCCAGCCAAGGAACAAGTTTCCATCGCTTGTTATGGCAATTCCAATAACATCGTCTGGAGTAACACTTGATCCAGTGCTAACAATCCATTGAGCCGTTCCAGAAGAGTTATATTTAGCTACAAAAACGGTGCTGCCATTGTAACAAACGACATACACGTTGCCGCTTGAATCAATCCGAACATTATTAAATGTTTTATTGTTGTCACTTTTTGTCCACGCAACGGTATTGTTAGCATTAATTTTAGAAACTGAATTTTCTGTTATTACCGCATAGCTGCCATCGCTTGCAGGGAAAACACCAGAACCACCCTGGCTTAATACAATTCCGTTTGTAGCAACAGATCCACTTCCAAGAAGAATGTTGTTGTTAATTAGTTGCGCACTGCCGTTACCCGTATAGAGGTATGTACTGAACACATCCTCAATGTAAATAGCGGGTGCCGCAGCTTGGGCAAACTCCCCAAACCCTTGTACTGATGCTGCTCCCCTTGTAGCGATCAGAGGCATTACGCAAACCTCGTTTGAGCGGCAAAGACCGTAAATGCGGCATTTCCCGTTTTGATCAATGTATACGTGTAAGCATCAATGCTGCTGGCGTTACCAGCCGACCAAGCCGTGCCACCCTGATACTTTGGCGTAACACTCGATCCATCGACCTGCACCACATTGTTGTAGTAAGCCGTTGCACCCTGAGTCACAAAGAAGGCCACGGTCAGCGACTCGCCGGTTGCCATCAGGGTATTCAGGCTAGTGCCGCTCGATCCGCGGAAGTTCACCGTCCAGTTGGCCGAGGCATTCGAGGTGTAGTACAGCACCGCCTGAGTCGTTACGTCGTAGTTGATCGTGCCGGTGGCTGCGGTGGCTGAGATCGTTGCCGTCTCCAGGACGTCCGCAATCTTTGCTCCAGCTACGCTTGAGGAACCTGTAAGGACTGCTTTACCCGCAAACGTAGCCGACTGGTCGGTCCCCAGGGTTACGGCTGTAGTTGTCCCGTTGGTCTGAAGGACTAACTGTCCGGTTGTGTCTCCGGTATTAACTAGCGCGGTACCGCTGGTTACGCCTGCTGCAATCGTACTCATGTCTACTCCTTAAAGAACCAGCCAACGCTGGCCGCTGGATACAGTAATTGCAAACCCGGAAGAAACCGTGATTGGCCCAACCGAAAAAGCATTCGATCCGGTCGGCACCGTGTAATTTTCGCTTACTGTGGTGGTATTAACAATCAGTGCGCCACTGGCCTTAGCCGGGCTAGAAACTGTGGAAAACGACAACGCTCCTGACCCGTTGGTCTGTAAGACTTGGCCGCTGGTGCCATCAGCCGAAGGCAGGGTAAACGTGACGTTAGATGCGACCGTGGTTGGAGCCTGGAGAGCTACCCAGTTTGAAGAGTCTGAGTCTGCAAACCGAAGATCGCCCTGCGAACCAATCTGGACGTTTGATCCATCCCAAGTAAAGTTGGCTGATCCACCCAGCGCACCGTTGTCGTTAAACTGAACTTGAGTGTTTGATCCACCAGCCGAAGCACCTACCTGTACAAAGTCTGAGCCATTCCAGGCCACCAGAGCTTGTTTACCAGCAGCTATCGTCACCCCGGTCGTGGCTGAAGCCTTAAACACGATTGCGGCGTTTGACTGATTGTCTACGATATAAGCCTTGGACTGTCCCGGGGCGATCACATTTCGGCTGACCCCCGGAGATCCCGTTGGCCGGATGATCGCGCATCGAGCCTGGTTAGTAGCGCCAGATCCCGTGGTCGTTAGCGTCCAATCTCCTGAAGCCACAGACTGGGTAGCGGTTGCCGCAATCGCGTCCTCGACCAGCTCAGTAATGCTGTCGTTAACTGTCGTACCCCAGGTGCCGTCCAGCTCACCGGTTACCGGGAGAGCAAATCCTAATAGGGAGGTATATGAAGTTGCCATGTTTAATCCTTATGCTGCCTCTAAGATTTCCGTCCAGTTTGGATTCTGAGCGTCATCAATTTGTGTCCACTTAAAGAATGTTACCGTGCCTACCGCCCCTGTGCCAGATACTCCAGTAACCGGCTCAAGATCGTCAATTTCTATGTGTACTGCACCAATAAAACCTTCACCTAACACACCAGTTGGCGTAATAATTTCGCCAACAAAAATTCCCGTTGTTCCTACCGATCCGGTTCCAGACACTCCGGTCGGGTACACATTCCAATCGTAGGCAGGGGTAACTGTTCCTATTTGGCCTGTGCCTTGTACCCCCGATACACCTACGTTACTGCTAATCTGGAACGTGACGGTTCCTGTACTGCCTGTCCCAGACACTCCGGTTGGTATTACCGCATCATTAACGGCTATTCCAACATCTCCTACTGCTCCAGTTCCGCTCACACCGGTAACGTTAAATACCTTACCAATTGTGAAAGTTACTGTTCCTACTGCGCCGGTTCCAACGACAGCTATGGCATCTGGAACAACAATGTCATCAACCTGTACTATGAAACCGCCAACTTCTGATACACCCTGCACTCCGGTCGGAACGAACTGTTTGCTAAGTGAGAACGCTACGTCCCCAATTGCTCCGGCTCCTGACACTCCAGTAACCGCAACTACCTCGCTTACAGCTACTACAACCGTTCCTACTGCGCCTACACCCTCTACTCCAACAGGGATCTCGGTGTTATCAACCCGTATCGCTACGGTTCCTACTGCCCCCGTTCCCTGAACCCCAGTAACCTCATAGTTACTGTTGATCAGTATTACTACGGTACCTACTGCTCCGGTGCCGCTTACTCCATCAACTACATAGGCTGGAGATACCCCGCTCCATGCGTTGTACCCCCAGGCCCCTTGGCCCCAACCTTGATTCCAAGTTGTTGCCGCCACATTTTTACCTTAAGCGATCCGGATGATGGCCGTTGCAGCTGCAGCAGCCGGGAACTGAATCTGGAAGTCGCCCGAAGATACTTGCTGGTCACCGCCAAAGCTCAGGATTGCGCAGGCAGGATTACCTGCAGCGGTGTCGTTATAAATGATCCCGCCACAGGTTGTGAATGTTGCCGATGACCATGTGGTGTTATCAAAGTCACAGACTGCGGTCGTGCCATCAGCAACCGGGGTTACTGAAACCAGGGTGTTGCCGCCGGTCGTGTAACCAGAAGCATTAGGCAGCTCATCAGTGTTAGACACTAGGGTGTCGTAGCTGGTGGTTGCTGCACCGTAGGTACCCGATCCAGCTGCGGTAGCCTTCATCAGAGCCAGTTTAAACGTGTTGCCGGTAGAGGCAGTAAAGTTGTGAACCGCTTTGAGGATCTCCACCTTAAACGAGGTGGGCATTGCGGTGGTTACGGAAATAGGCATTTTAGTTCTCCAAAAGTTTGGTTAATTCAGGGTGTCCCGCATCGCGGAGACGGTTAGTAATCGTGGTGTGGTTTGATCTGACACACTGGTTGCCGTAGCTCACCAGCACCATACGAATGTGTTCACGGAACGCCTCGGCCTGCTGCCGGATCACCGGGTCGGCTGAGGAGCTGATAGAAATGATTCGATCAAGGGCATTTTCAGCCAGCTCTTCTGGAGTAAAGCCACGGCCTGATACGCCCATAGCCTTGATATCTCCGAGTAATGCGCCGCCAGAAGCTGAAAGCATCATGCCACCTGTACCCTAACTTGCCCATCGCGGTAGGCATCTTGACGCAATTTGCCGTCTGCCATGTTCTTGAGCAGGGCAATCGACTGGATATAACGCTCTTCGTACAGCTTGACCAAGTCTGGCTCTCCCTTCATAAACGTGATCGCTTCCACCATCGCCGCATTAAATAGCGCCGAATCAAAGTTTGTACCAAGCCATGTAGTACCCGCCGTAACAATGCTCTCAGGATAATAGCCATAGTGCAGCTCGATGGTATACGTCAGGTTTGGCGTTGGGCCAAGGATGAACGAGTTCTGATCAAAGTACGCATAGTGCGTGGGCTTGCCAGATACCGCCGGGAAGGGAAACGCCTGGCGGATGTAGTTAACATCTTTGTTAAGTAGATACTCATAGCCACCCGTGGTTGGGTCAATCACCGCCATCGAGTACGTATACAAGAAGTCTGACGGCATGGCCAGATACTTATTGTTGATCGTAGTCGTGCCGGTCACGTTCTTACGCAAGGCAGGCGGTTGGCAGGAGTTGTAAATCTTCTGCTCGGCCAGCTTGGCAAACGTGGCGAACTCGTCCTCTGTGAAAGTATTTTCACAGTAGTCAGCGATGTTGGCTTTGAGTTGCGTGTAGTTCATTTAGCCCATCTTTGTGGAATGCTTGGTTGCCTTGGTCGATGCGCCAGTCCCACGGGTCTTTACCGTCTGGGTGCTGGGGATCGCGTTGGGGTAACCATTGTTTCCGGTGTCGGCCTGGTCGTAATTCTTCGGTTGGGTGTATTTCCCAATCGGGTCTTTAGTCTCAGACGGGAAGTAATTGAACTTATCTGTATCCATGTTAGACCCCCGACTTAGGTACTTTGCGAACGGGAGAAAGCTGATTGGCTACCTTAGCCATACCGCGTCCCAGCTTCTTCATCTCAAGGTTAGTCTTGCCACCAGCGCGATAGCCCTTGCCGTGCATCCGCTTCTCGTGGGCTTTGACTTCCGCCTTGGCCACCTTTTTCATCATTTTGTCCATTTACCGCTCCTACGTAATGTTGATTGTTACTTTCCCTATACCACCAAATCCTACAACTTGGCCTATTGCAAATGTATCCGCAGGTTCGATTGGCCCAATCTGTAGCTGTATCGTCAAAGACCGGCTCTCTGGGTAGCCTGGGAAGTCTGGCCTCGGGTTCCGCAACGCTTGGGGGTCATCGACCGGATACATTCCAAGCTGTAGCTGCGGCTGATCCGGGTTCCAACACTCCGGGCAAGCCAAGATATTCACGTTCTTTGTCTTAATTACAAGCTGCTGCAACTCCTTTAATTTGTACCGGAAGCCACAAACGTCGCACTCCGATATTGCAATCCTGCCACTGGCAAACCTGTTACCCATGACTTACCCAATAAACATCTGTCGTGGTACGAACCGGTCTGCCGCCTTTTCTCTATCCTCACCCGCTGCCAACTGCCAAGCCTCGTCATAAGAGGCTTTTAACATAGGCAAACGCTCTGTCCCTTCCGGTATTTTCATCGCAATGTAGTACGCAAGTCCAGCAACAAAACAGTTAAGGAATCGCCACGGGATATCAAAGGTATCCACCCCGTTACCGGCGTCCTGAATCCGTCTCATTCTCCAGTAGACAAACTGGTAATAAGGAGAGCCTTGGGTTCCCTGATCTGGGGTGGGCCACAACGTAACTCTGGGATGAGCCGTAGCACCAGGAGAATAGTCGCTGGTGGCCGGGTAAGCCTGTCCGGTAAGTCTCTGTACCCAGACCTGAATGGGCCGCGCCTGGGCTAATTTATTGGGGATTGTGGCGTAGGTAGAGGAGCTGATCCGAGTAATCGTCAGGTCGCTCTGCGTAGCCTGGTTTCCTGCCCCAGTCCGGATCACATGATCTAAGAGATCTACGGTATCTACGGGTAGGTTGTAAGTATTTGTGCCTTGCACCAAATTGATGGTGCCTTGCTCGATGGTAAATAAGTTAATCCCACGGTTACCCCAGTCAGCCAACATCAGGTTGATGCTTCGACGGGCCGTGCGCAGATCGTATCCAGACCGCATCTCGCGGCCAGCCCGCTCAAAGGCTTCCTCGCACATCTCATTGAGGTCTGGATTAAATAGGTTGGTACCCGAAGTGGTCAAAATAGCTCCTTTAAAGCCATTCCAATTTTAATCAACTCTTCAGCCGTAGCGTCACTTTTAACGCGATTTGCCTTGTGACTGATTATCCAAACGTTACCTTTAACATACCCTTTAGAAGAATCAATCCTGTCAATAGACGGGTGGCAGTCAATGTCATCAGAATAACTGTCTAATTTAATTCCAAGCAGCGGACAAACTTCCGGCATTTTTAAATCTTCAACGGTAATTGAAAATTCAATGTTTTTTCTTTTGCTGCGTTGCTTTGCAATATTCAACAAATAAGCTTCTGGCCTACGTTTACGCCGAGTTAGCCAAGGTTTGGTTTTAGCAGTTTGTTCATTAACACGCTTTCTACGCTCCGCCAACTCTTCTTCAGTGGCATTTGCCCACCGCTCTTTGTATACAGTGTGGTGGTACACCTTGGCACGAGCTTTAATCTTCTCTTTATTGGCTTGGTAATAAGCCGCAAGATAAGCTCTTTTATTCTCGGTGTATCTTTGTGGCGTCGTCATGTCACTTTCCTATGCCGAGCAGTCTTTTGAGCCACCCCTTTAGGCTGGGGGACGAACTGCTTTCCTGCGGCTTTTCCGGCTCGTTTGGCACGGGTGGTAGCGGCGTACTCTTGCGAGGAGAGCGCTTTGATGGCGCTGGAAGGGAGGTATCTTTCCCCTGTCGCCTGCGATCCTTGCGTAGATGGTTTGCCACTCTTAGTTCTCCACTTTTGGCTTGTCCACGCTTTTAGGCTTCTCTGCGGCTTTTTTAAACTCATTCCAGCGTTCCCGTTGTCTGATCTGCCTAAAATCCTGCGCCGTACTAATTAACCAATCAAAAACATTTCCATCCGTCTGGCGGTCAAAAACAGGGAACTTAATCCTTGTAACCGCCTCCGGCTTTTTTGTACTGACTTGCCAATAACTGAGCCTTACGGGCGCTCCATTGCCCCGGGGAACCACCCTTTCCACCAGCCTTAATACTTTCAAAGAGCCGCTTTCGCATTCCGGGTTTGGTGTAGTTTCCGGCTTCATTTACCTTACTAACCTTTCCACCTTCTGCGTACTCAGTAAAATCCGTATCATCCCGGCGGCGCTTAGTCTTGGCATTTGGCATCTTAGACGGGAGGATCGCTCCCATCCCTCGGCTGGCCCTCATCTCAGCAAGCCTTGCCGCCGCCCATCATCTTGACCATCGTGCCACGGGTCTTACCCTTCTTGGCAACGCCGTCAGCTGAACGGGTGTAGCCACCAGCGGACATCTTCTTAGCCTTGCCGCCATACTTCATGCCAGCTTCAGCCATTTCGTGTTTGATCATTGACTTGGGAGCGCCTTTTTTCTTCATAAAAGAAACTTCCTTAGCCATCATTTTCTTTGACTCTTTCATACCGCCACCTTTCATGCCCATGTTGCCCATTTGTTCAGAGGTTGGGAGAACCTTTTTTACTCCAGATTTCATTTCTTACCTCGCTTCTTTGACATACCAGCCTCACTCAGGCCAATTGCAATAGCCTGCTTGGGATTGGTAACCTTTTGACCAGAGGAAGACTTAAGCTTCCCCGCTTTGAATTCACGCATAACCGTTGCGACTTTCTTCTGGCCGTTGATCTTCCCGCCCTTTTTAGCCTCAATTTCTTTAGGCTTGCCGGGTTTGGGAGGACGGTAGATTAGATCTTTAGGTTCTGCTTTTGGGTGACTCATTAGATCATCCGTCCACGAGTTTTACCGCGAATAGCACAACCGTCAGCCCGTTTAGAAGCCGAGGAAACCTTGCCGCCCTTGGCCTTTTTAACTTCCATTTCTTGGGGCGTTTTGTCCTTGTACTTTTCTTCCTGAGACAGCCCAAGACGGTCAAGCAATCCACTTACACCAGCCATTCCCTTTTTGATTACATCTTTCATCGGGGAGTCGGTTGGTGCATCTTTAATCATCTTGGTGCGGGTTGAATCTTCAGCCATCACTTACCCCTTTTGAATAAGCTGATTAATTTTGTCTTCAAGGCGATTAAACCTTGCATCAATGTGTTCCACAAGTTTGTCAATTTCTGCTTGAGTGACGTTATCACGGGCCACCTCCTCGCGTGTTTTGTTTAAAAGGATACTGAGACGCTGAATCTCTGAAGATTTCTCATGTCCGACATAAGCCAAAACACCCAGTAGCGCCGTCAATACCATGTTCCACAGCATCATTTCCATTTAACACTTCCACCGCTTTCTAGCCTGCCGAATGCGGCTGTTTGGGTCTTTAGCGGCTTCAGGAAACTTCTTCATTTGACCAGCAGACCGTGCGCAAAACGATTTACGACGAGCTGCATCTTTAGGGCCGGGGTTATCGGATGTAACCGCAGTCTTTAACTTTGATCCGGGGTTGGCTCGACGATAAGCCGCGACTCCCTTGGCGGTCATGCCAGCACCCTGCTTGGTGGGACGGAAGTTACCCGACTTCACCGAGGTTTTGATGCCCATGCCCTTAGCCATTACGCTGCCTCCTTGGCGGCATCCACTGGGCGCAGGCGGGGATAGAGATAGTCATCCCCAAAAGCGCCTTCATATTCATGGATGCCCATGTGGCCGAGCTTGATTGTTGGGTCAATCCATACGCTAAATCCAGCCTGTCTTGCCCGCTCACAAAACACAAAGTCTTCGCCCATGTACCCCTCTTCCTGGCTTAACAGGAAGTCAAAGTAGGTATACATGTCGCAATCGTGGTTCTGATCGTAGTATTTCCACTCAGGATGCTGATCTCTCAGAGTCTCAAACACCTGGCGCTGGATCATCATAAAGCCAGTACCAACACGCTTGGCTCTGACTAGACCCATCGAATCCATCAGCACGTTTCCATCCTCATCATGGTCAAGCATGGAAAAATAAACCTTCTCTTTTTTCCTAGCACATCCAACTCCGGCCACAATTGGGCGGGTGCTGTTAAATGCCAGAAGTCGGAAAATGTCATCGGCATTTATGACCATGTCTGAGTCCACCATTAGCAGGTGATCACAGTTAGATTCTAAGAACAACTTGGCGATGCTGTTGCGGACACGAGATACCACGGAGCATCCAGAGATATTTGCTAGCTGGACTGCTACCCCGTGGGCCTGTGCCTTTACACAGAACTCTGCCAACGAAATGGCTAGCTTGACGCTTATCTTAAAGTCGTAAGCAGGAAGCCCTATGAAGAGCTTTTTACCAGCCAGATCGTAGGATTGTTCTCGGTTCATTTTTATCCGTAGTAGATGGTTGCGGTAACACTGTTTTCTAAAAAGATCCGGATACCTTTCCTTGCAAGGATGCCCTCGCCAGGAACGATATTAAAAACATCGTTTGCCGTGGTGACCTTACTAATCACCATTACATCGTTGTAGACCAGCGCATTACCAGAAGCATCTCCAGCGTCTGCTACCGTTACGGTAAATGTATTTGCATCGGCCACTGTAACAACTTTATAAAAGTTGTCCGTTGGGTTTGTGCCGCCTGACCAATCTATGAACGCATACTCCCCAACAACCAGACCGTGATTCTGAGCAGTTACAGTGGCGGTTGTTGTTGAACGGGTATACGTCCCAGATATAGACGTATCGTCATACATCCCCACAGTACCAGGACTGGTTGTAGCCGACCCAAACAGAAATGCTTTCAGTCGGGTACGGTACGGGATGATTAGGCCAGACGCAGTCGCATATTGCGATTTAACGTCATACTGCATTGATGGCATTTTGGCTCTCCGTTATAGGTTCTGGATCAGGAAGACCCAAGTCTGATAATTTAATTCCATCAGGCTCAGGTGCTTCCATTCTCATCACTAAACCTTGCAACACATCAATCGCCGCTTGGGAAGCAACTGCCACATCATGTGCGTGGTCTCGTTGCCGTTCCATGTTTTTGATCTCTGCTAGCAAGTATTCTTTAGTGATCTCCATTAGGGAGCAACGTTAGTACACATAATGTAGAAATTCGTCCCAGTGGACGACACTACCTTGATGCTGTGCGTAGAATCAGCCGCTACGTGAGCAACCAACATTGCAGACGGAAGATTCATAAGGTTGCCAATCGTACCCGTGCCACTGTTCGTTACCCGAATAAACGAAGCACTTCCGGGCAGAGTCGTGGTATTGGTAATGTCCGAATCCACTTGCAAAGCAGCAACTGTGCCGCCGGTCGATACACCAGCTGCACCGCCAAGGGTGACACGCAGAGCGTTAGCAGCGCCAGAGATTGTTCCACCGGTGTTAACCGACAGAGAAATATGCGCACCGTTTACGGTTCCACCAGTAGCGGCATTAGCGCCGGTAACTCGTGTAAACGCACGGAGGGTTTCGCCAGAGCCGGTGCTGGTGATGTCCAGACGGCTGTAATTTAAACGGGTATCGCCAGTTGTGGCCGACGACGTTGCGTAAGAACTAGAAATGTTCTGCGCGGTGGTTACTGAAATAGGGGAAGAAGCGGTGCCAGATTCAAATCCATTATTGGATCTGACTGGGCCGGAAAAGGTAGTCCGTGCCATTAGCAAATCTCCGTGTAGTAGCACATCGCCTTACCGTCTCTACTAAGTCTGCTAGGCCAGTCGGTAGGGCTAAAAATCCTAGACTTGGTAAATCATACCCTGTTTAAACAAAAAGGGAAGAGATTTCTCCCTTCCCTTTCCTTACGCTTAGGAAGCGCCCGGCGAGCCGAACATACCGAGTGGGTCACTCCATCCGAACGAGTAACGCTCACGAGCCTTGTAACGGACGTTACCGGTGTCGAAGTCGCCGTCCATGCTGTTTTGCAGCGGGGTACGGACAAAGTGCTTCATACCGTTGGGAACGTCTGTCGTCAGGAACCATGCGTTCGTATCCGTCAAGAAGTGGTTAACAGTGTAACCCTCGGGGATAGAACCATTGTTCTTCAGAGCGTTAATGTCGTTGTCAGCCGTAGCTACGCGAAGCTCGGTCTCAAGCAGACGGGTCGCCACGAACATCAGTGCGGGCGGAACAATCAGCTTGCGGGGCTTGGCAGCGATCAGCAGACCACGCTCATCCGTCCAGCCAGCGATCTGAATAACGGCGGCCTCAAGGGAGGTCTCGTTCAGGTCAGCGGGCGTAGACGGCTCGTTGGAGTTAACCCCACCCGACACCAAGGGGTGATCGGTAGCAAACAGAGCTTTGCCATCACCACCAGTGTAGTTAGCGGAGAAACCATTGTTAAGCACGTTGGCGGCTTTAACTTGTTTGGTATAAGCCATAGCACGAGCCAGTGCCTTGGTGTACCGGGACGACAGGCTGTCGTACAGGTTGTCCTCGATTGCCTCTTCGGTGATCGAGAAACCCAGGGCGATGGTTTCGTGGTTGTAACGTGCAGTCCAAGCTTCCTGCGCATTGTCATAAGCAATGGCAGCGCCTTCGTTCTTCACCGGAGCGGCGGAGAAGCCAGACAGCTTGGTTTCCTCTTCGAAGGAACGCTCAGAGGTCTCAGTTTCATAGATCTCTTTGTGTTCTTCACCATAACGAGCGTACTCAAGACCAAACAGTGCGTTCAGGCCAGGGAGCAGCTCTTTCAGTAGTTGTGCGCGTGAAATAGCCATTTAATTAGCTCCTTATGCCGAAACTGCGGAAGCAGCAGCATTGTAGTACTGATGGATTCCGAAGTTGAACTTAACAATCACCTCGGTGTAAGAACCGGGGTAACCAGCGATAGCTGTGTCAGGCACTACGTCAACGATCTTAAACGGCAGGGCCGTCTCAGTGTCGGTAGTTGCCGAAACAGCAGCGGCAGAATCACCAGTCGTGGTCGAACCATCAGCAGCGTTCGGTACATAAGCGGTGTTCTGACCAACAGCAGCCTGGGTCACAAACGATACCGTGGTAGTACCAGCGGTAACGACTGCAACTTTCATCAGAGCATCCGGATCATCCAGGACGAAAGCCTTGATGTCAGAAGCTACTGTGCCAGCGGGATAGTACTGCTGCTGAAGAAGCTGTTTGGTTGTGGGGTTGGTGAACTGGCAGCCCAGAAAAACACCAACGACGGAAACACTGGAAGCTGTTGCTGAGACCTTAGTAATCGTACCAGTGCTGTTCACAACTACGACATCACCATAAAAAATGGAGGTGCCGGAGCCAGAAGCAATGGGCAGAAGACGGGTCGAGCCAGCAAACACCTGTCCGCCGATCAAATTGATCGGACGTAGCCCGTATGGGCTTGTTACAGCAGGATATGCCATGTTAAACCTCGTTCAAAAAGTTATGAGCCTTTACCGAAGCTAACCGACGATTTCCGATCTCTAAAGAGCGGCATCCGTGGGTCAGATTCGCGCATAAAGTTGTTATCAACAGATTGAGTTTGCATATCGGTCTGCTGTTGGTAGTAAGCATTCCGCTGCTCAATCAAGTCTGTCGGGGTCTTGCAGAGAATCAGGCCACCAATAACGACGTTGTCTTTGAACCTTTCGTTTACGTCGGTTCCGTGCAACATCATTTCCGGGTGGTCAGACGCCCTGACGGGTTCCCATCCCTCGCGAAGCTTGGCAGACAAGTTAGTCGGATCAGCTTGGTTCAGAGTTGAAAGACGAATCCAACGGAAAGAATATCCGTCCTGCGGAGCAGGTTCAGGCAAAAGTGTTGGGGGCGCCCAAGACTTTACTCTTTGGTTGTTGTCCCGTAGATCTAACTCACGAGTTGTTCTGTTCTCAGCCATTTTGTTTCCTCGCTTCTTCTGCAACCTTTTTGGCATAGAGTTCCAAAGGAACACCAAGCCGCTTGGCGATGTTAACCTGCGTTTGAGTTAGTACGATCTTTTTAGAGGCCGTACTGCGGGTCGCAGGCGCAACCACGCTAGCTTTAGCACGACTCGGCTTTTCAGCTTTGTCGGAATCGTCCGGAGAATCAAAGGCATCCGGAAAGACTTGTCGCATACGAGAGTCAATGCGCTCGTAGTACTCATCACTTCTCGGGTCTAAACCCGATCTGACCAGTTTTTGGTGCAATCCAAGCGCGAAGCTGGTCATTTCCTCATCCTTACCAAACCACCGATTGTTGTCTTGCCAGGCAAGTGCTTTGGTGTCAGGAGGAGGCGCCTGAACGTTTAAACTGGGTTCTACAGGAGTTTCTTGGGCTTGTAAAGGGGGTCGGAAACTATTAATCCGGTCAGCCTTAATCTTGATTGAGGTCAGTTCATCCTGCGCCTCGACCAATTTTTCGGTATCCCCGGCCTCATAAGCTTCTTTGTACTTCTGTTTAGCCTTTTCTAGCTCCAAACCAACCGATTGTTTGGCTTGATTTATCAAAGCTTCCTGACCACGGCCCAAGGAACCCTTAAGTTTCTTGTTTTCTTCAATAATTGCCTGGGCAATTCTGAGAGCTTCCTCTCTTTCCCGCAGTGCAGCATCAGCCCGACGGCGTTCGTCGTGGTAACCCTTGGTGAATTTCTCAATTCGCCTGCGAACATTCTCGGAATACTGGGCTAATTCCTCCTCAGTAACGTCTTCCGGGGCAGAATCCAGCGGTTTTCGGCCACGATCCTCTTCCGGAGTGTCATCTATGACCTCAATTTCACTTTCAGAGCTGTTTTTAGCTTCTTTTTCTAGCGGAAGCTCCTTTTGAGGGGACTCTTTAGCCTCCCGAGCCTCCTTTTCGTCCGGAAATTCGTACTCTACTTTTTCAATTTCAGCCATTTTCTACTCCTTAAGCACGGGAAATACCCCGGGGATCTTCAACTACTGCCTCGACAGAGTCGTCGTTTATCAACCTAAACTCCCGGCCATGAATCTTGACCCGGGTGCCGGTATTAGCCCGCACCAGAACAAAGTCGCCCTTCTTGCACCACGGGCCGTGGGGGAAGCGATCCTTGTCTTTGTAACAGTCTGGGCCGAGTTCAACTACGAAAAGGACATTGGTAAGAAGCTCCTCATACCGAATGATCTGGTCGGCTTTTAAAATGCCACTTTCGTACTTTTCCTCTATTTCAGGGATACAAACCAGAATCTTGTATCCCATAGGCTTAGGCAGCTGCCTGGCCTTTTCCTCGGGAGTCTCGGGCAGAACCGTCGCCTCCTCCGGTGCATCAGGGTTTACCCCTATTAAAAGTTCACTCATCAGAGTTCTCCAAATTGCGCACGAGGTCTTGTACTAACTGCTTTGCGGAAATAAGTCCTCGGATCTTTCCGCAACTTTCTCGGTACTCGGCGTAATCTTTTGCTTGTCCGGTACCTAGAAATTCTTGTGTTTGTGCAATTTGGTCGTCTAACTGAGAGGAAATTACTTCTAGCACTCTCGTGTCCATTCATTAACCCTTCTTCAATATGTCTGCGGTGATCTTTTTCTCATCTGCCCGGTCTTTGGCCTGGAGTCTTGCGGCTTCTTTCTGAGCTTCGATGGCTATCCTTTGTTGCTCTACCTGAACTCTTGCAGTGTTTAAACGCTCATCAGATTGCTGTTTCTGAGCCTTTAAGGTCAGTTCAGCCTGTTCTTTCTGAGCTTTGTTTTGAATTTCCTGCGCCTTAAGCTGGAGTTCCTGTTGCTGCATCTGGATAACAGGATCTTGTGCCTGCGCTTGAGCTTGAGCTTGGGCTGCTTCTGCCTGGTTCTTCTGAAGAAGCTGAGCCGAGGCTTGAGCCACGAGCTGAGACAGGTTGACTTCCACATCCTCTGGCAGAGGTTTGTCCGGGGGCGGTAGCGGAACCCCGAGAGTCATCTCAATATCGCGGCGATACTTGAATCCCAAGTGTTCTGCGATATGCGCCATGAGCGAAGCTTGGATCTGTTGGGCCATCGGGTTCTGACCAATCGCTCCCATGATCTTGGGATCTTGCATTAGGGTCTGGTGAACCGCGATGTGTGCGTCGTGATCCTGGTAGATGAATGCCTTGAGAGGTTTGCCCTTCAGAGCATTCATGTTTTCTGATACCGGATCTACAGGCTTTTGATCGTCGATGGTTGGGACGAGCTTTGCTGCATCTTTAATGCCAAGGACATCAAGCATCTGGCGGTGTAGAGCAGGAAGGTCGTAAATCTGCGGCGCGGACTGAGCCAGTTGAATAACCGCCTGATACTGAACAACTCTTTGCGCCATAGTGGCGGCGTTTGGATCAGAGACTGGGATGACCTCAACAAGGTCGTAATCACTTTTCTTTGCGCGGGGTGGTGCGTTCTGCGGTTCGTAAGCATAAGCGTCCTCCGTGTAGTCACGAATGATGTTCTTCAGGAGTTTGAACTCCTGCTTCATCGCGTGATGTACCCTCGCCTGCACGGCACTCATGGTCTTCAGCTGCCGCTCAAGCAAAGCCAGAGTCGTGCCTACCGGCGCCTGTGCGCTCATATCAGACACTTTCATGTCTGCGACTGAGGCCAAGCGACGAGCTTCGTCGTTTACTTGATTAAGCAGCTGAAGGAGGGTTTGACTCGGCTCTTTATAGGGCAGAGTCATTATGTTGTCTTTAATTGCCCCGCCGGGAATATCTACATCTCTAAATTCACCCGGAGCAATCGGCGTGTCGTCTCCCTTTACTCGGAGACCTCGGGCTTTAAGTCCTCCTGGAAGGTTAGCCAGGGATCCTGCGTCAATAAGCTGACGTATAAGCGTCGTGCCTCCGCGAGCATACCCACCGATAATATGAATGAGGCCAAGGTTGTAAAAGCCAAAGCCGGGAATATAGCCATAGTGAACGAAATGGGTTCGCTTAAGCTTAAGGGGGTCATCGGGATTCCAGTTCCTTCTGATTGCAAGGACTTTTCCGGTGCCTTTATCAATCGTAATGATGTACGGGAGTGCGATTCCATCTTTATCCTCGTATCCTGGGAGATCCATATCTGCTTGGATCTCTAATAATGTGTACCGGTCATCCTCCGTTAGAGTGAAACCTGCCTCTTCGGCTTTCTTTCTCTCGATGTCGGTTTGGATAAATACCGGATCTCCTAAGTCTGTATCTCTATAAAAGCCAGCGACCATGAGTCGCCGTAGTTCATTTTTGGTCTTGCGCATTACGTGAGTAACACGCGGGGCAGTCTCAAGATTAGATGCGCCGTAAGGAACGATCACATCTTCTGCGGTTACAAATATTGCGACTTGACGACCCAGACTTGGATCGTAGTAAACCTTTTTGAATGCTGAACCCTGAAGGCCGAGTGAGTAGAGAAGTCGCTCATGCTCAGGTCTGTACTCGACCATGACTTCAGTTAACTGGTAATTCATGTCCTGCTGGACACGCTCGGAGGCTTCTTCTTTAAACTTGTTAGGCTGACCTATGATCTTCGTCTTGACCGGCCCCTTAGCCGGGAAGGTCTCCATAATGGTTTCGGACTGGAACCTAATGGCTGCCTCAGAAAGCAGGGTGGAGAAGATTCCACATGCTCCGTTCCAAGGTTCGGTACGTTCTTCATATTTGATTCCAAGAACTTCCAAACCCTTGACCAGCATGTCTGCCCAGTCTTTACGGGAGTTTTCGTCATTCTCTACGTCACTGGTAAGTTCAGACCCAAGACTGGTAAGAGCGTCTTCAGACATAAGCTCAGCCAGGTTGGCATCAAAGTTTGTATCGTCTATCTCGTTAGGTTCAATCTCTATTTCCATATCCCCCATCTTGATAGACATTGACTCGGGGTCTACGACCTCAATCTCAATAGCTTCGGCAGCTTCCTCTTCCATCCCTGCGGGAGCCTGATATAGAGCCTTTTCTATAGCCATGTTGTGTCCTTAGTAATAGGCAGCTCGGCGCTGCTTGAAATATTGAATGTCGTCTTCTTCGTCCATCTGGGTTCTGACATAACCCCCCTGTCTAAACCTCATCATTGCCAAAGAGACCGAGTCCACGTAGTCGTCGTGTTCACCTTGAGGAAAAGACGCGACCTCTTCCACAACTTCCTCTGCCCAGTTCGTGTTGGGTACCCAAACCCTGCCTGAAGCAAATATATCGGAAACGGCGTTTAAACGCGATATCTTGTCGTTTCCTCTGGATGGTGTGAACTCCTGAACCGGAATGCCCATCGCCCGAAGCTCATATATAAGCGGCGCACCAGAAGCCTTTTTCTCCACGATCAAAGCATCCGGCTCCCATTCCTTGTACTGCTCCAAGGCGCGTTTCTTAAGCATGGGAAACTCAAGCCTGTCCCTGAAAGCATTCAAAAGAATGATGTTGGCCTGATCCCTTCCGGTTTCATCCGGTCGGTGAAAGACCGCCCAGGTAGTGCAAGCTGAGTAGTCTGCCCGGTTGTTTTTCTCGAAAGCCGTGTCCCAGGACTGCAAAATCATGTCCGGTTGGGGTGGGTCTTCATGCTCCCAGATCTGCCACCATTCCCGTTTGATGATCGCGGAGGTCTCGGAAGTCGGGGTCTGTTGGTACTGGGCCTGCCATTTGGAGGAGGGAAGTTCTGTCCTGATTGCCTCTAATTCCTCTAGCTTCCAGAACTGGGGCCAGATCGGTTTCCCGTTTGGAAGAATCGCGGGGAGTTCAATAACTTCCCACTGGTCTCCTCCCCTCTGGGCTGCGGACTTAAGTACTTGACCCGTAAGATCTTTTTTTGACCAGCGGGTCATCACCACCACAATTGCCCCGCCAGGCTGCAGACGCTGCCGGGGGCCGGATGTGTACCACTCATAGGTCTTGTCGTAGATCTCTGGACTTGTTTCTGCCAGAGTCGCTTCTTGCTCCGAATGTGGGTCGTCAATGATAAGAAGATCCGCACCCTTACCGGTCACGGCACCGCCCACACCGATAGCAAAATACTCCCCGCCTTTGTGAGTAGACCACCGTCCAGCTGCTTTGGAGTCCTGGGAAAGCTTGGTCTGGAAGACCTTTTGGTACTGTTCCTGCCCTACCAGGTTCCTGACTTTACGTCCGAAACCAACCGCAAGCTCTGCGGTATGTGCCGTCTGGATAATCTTTTTTTCCGGGTATCTGCCCAGAAACCAGGCCGGTAGGAGGTAGGAGGCAAACTCCGACTTGGTATGCCGGGGCGGCATGTTGATGATTAACCTTTTAAGCTCTCCCCGGGCAACCCGCTCGAAAGCCTCTGCCATGATCTTGTGGTGGTTACCGGGAATAAACGCAGGCCACATGTCCTTTACGAACGGCAGGAAGCTCTGCCTGCATCGTTCCTCTTTATCAGCCTGGAGAAGCTTATAGACTTTACTTATCTCCGGGGAATCCTCTGGAAGGACATCCAGTAGTTGGATGTACTTCTCTACCTCATCCCGGGTCAGAAGACTCACAGTGCCGCCACTTCCTTAACACTGCGGTCAGTCACTTTGATCGTCCTGAACTTGTTGGGTTTTACCGACAGTCTTCCCTGCGTCCTGAGACTATGAACAATCCTATGGATGTTTGACCGACTCTTCATCCCTAGCCCCGTGGCTATGTCCTGCATGGACGGGGCATGGCCCTTCATCTCCAAGTAAGCCTTGATGAAGTCCAAGACCAGCTGCTGCCTGTTGGTTATTCCGTTAACCCTGGGCATTCTTGTCCCCCAAATATTCCCTAATCAAATGATTCTGTAATTCCTTTGCGGTGTCCTTAATTTCCGTAGCCAACTGGTAAAGCCTCAAAGGATCTTGAGTACTAGCTGCGTCCTTCTGTAGCTTGCTAGCCATAGATATCAAGTCTGTAACGTACTGTCCTAGGTTCATAATGTTTCACGAAAATGTTTCACGCAGACGCAGTTTAAACAGGAACATACGTTCGTGCAAGCCCTACGGGCTTGATACACCCTTTCGGGTTTCTAGTACTTGATGCATCCCTTCGGGATTCCTGCAAGTTCAGGTTTCTACAAGCTATGCCACCCACACCTCCCCCCTGTAAGGGGTGGGATGTGGGTGGCAAGCATGGAACCAGAAACAACAAGGGGGGTGTTTCTATAATCGAG